TCATAATTTTTGCAAAGATATCAGGATGCACCCAAGTATTCCAATCAATATATGGTTCTAATCCATCAGGTAAAACTCTTGATATATTCTCTACTAATCCACCACCTGTAATATGTGCCATACCAAGAATCGGTATCTCATCTAATAATTTTTCTATTTGTTTTGCATAGATGGTTGTGGGTATCGATAGTTCTAGATCGTGCATATCAAGATCATTTATTAATGTATATCCATTACTATGAACTCCACTACTAGGTAAACCTATAATCTTATCTCCTTCTCTAATATGACTACCATCAATCATTAAACTCTTCTCTGCAATACCAGTACAGAAACCTGCAAGATCAATCTCTTGAGATGATACATGTTCAGCAGTTTCTCCACCCAATAATTCACAACCTGCAATCTCACATCCTTTCATAATACCTTCCATTATGAGATCAACTTTATAATCTACACAAGGAGTTGAAATATAATCTAAAAAGTATAAAGGTTTTGCACCACAACAGATGACATCATTGACACACATAGCAACAAGGTCAATACCTATAGTACTATAATCTGCTATCTTAATTTTTGTTCCGACACCATCAGCCCCAGATACAAGAACAGGTTCCTCATATCCACGAGGAACCTCAAACATACCACTAAACCCACCAATACCTGGTGCTTTTAATTTTAGTTTTTCAACAAAAGCATTACCTGCTTCAATGTCAACATTGTATTTCATTATTTGTGTTTCAATCTTTCATCAAGAACTTCATTAATAAGTTCTTTCAGTTCTACCTTAAGAGCATCCGTTAAGATGTTTATCTTAGGTGGTTTGTATTCTGGGATAGCAGCACGTTGCTCTTCTAAACTTCTAGTGCTTTTACCACTACCATATGACATCCCTTGAGTGTCAATTTTATCAATAGTTTTCATTTATTCAACATGTATTATTCCTACCATTCCTGCTCCTGCATGTGGGTCACATTGGAAACGATAGTCACCTGCTTTGTCAAAAGTAACATCAAAACTTTCGCCAGCTGCGAATGCTAATTCAGAATGTGAATATTCTGGATGATCTTCTACCATCATATTGTGTGGAGGTAGTTCGTTGTTCTTAAACGTAACTGTATCTCCAACATTGATAGTTACTTCACACGGGTCAAAGACTAGCATGCCCTCTGATCCCATCATTATATCTATGGCATATGCTTTACCACCTAGAAAGACACAAGATACAAGAAGTAGTGCTACTACCATGCATCTATTAGTCCAATGAATAAATTGTTTCATTTATTTCTCCTAATAGAGTTCTTCTTCTTTACCTAATTCAAGTGTAAGATCAGAAGTAGGGTAAGCGACACAAGTTAAAACGAAACCTGCTTCAAGTTGATCTTCATCTAAGAACGATTGATCTTCTTGATTTACAGTTCCTTCTGTAATCTTTGCTGCACATGTTGAACACGCACCTGCCTTACAAGAGAAAGGAGCATCTATACCCTCTTCCTCTAACTTATCAAGGATGTATTCATCCTCTTCACACTCAAAAGTAGTGCTGTTTCCTTCAGTATCAATGGCTGTTATACTGTATGCCATAATTAATCCTCCTTTAAACAATATTCATAAGAAAGAGGATTACCCGTTGTGGGTAGATCCTCTTTTGCTTGTTTTATTGCGTTGTATGCGTCATCTGCGTATTCACAGATTTCGTAATGATTATTTCTTAGGTCGTGATAACCTATAGTGTAATGGTGCATGATCTTTCAATTCCGTTACATCATTATATATCATACTATACTAAGTAGAAATACGCATTACTGTGTTTGTTTGAACACCTTGTTAGGGTATCAACTTATGTGTTTTTACTTGGTGTTTTACCTGGTGCAATAACCATTGGTGCTTGCTCTAACCTGATTGTCTGTGCAGGTGCTGCTTGAGTTGCTTTTTCTATAAGCATCTCCATATCTTTCTTAGATATGTTTGCTCCTCCACCACCAGCATTTGCATTTTTATTCTTAGCAGTCTGGATGCCAAAGCTGGCCAAAACTCCTGTAAATACTGAAGCGATAAATGTCGGATCAATATTTTTTTGTGGGAAGTTTGGTATGGCCACATAGTTCAAAGTTAAAATCCCTCCAGACCAAATCAAAATACCAAGTCTCACAAAGGTTGAGAAGATTTCCATCTGCTCTTCTTTATCGTGAGAAAGTTCTTTTAATCTGTCTAGAGGGCCTTTCTTTTTGACCTCTTCCTTTTTTACTTCTTCAGTCATGAAATCAATATATATCTAATTTATATATTGATTTACACCATTAGAAAGGAGAAGTTGGTGGTGTTGGTGCTTGTGGTGCAAGTGTTCTTTCTGGTGCTTGTTGGCTAAATCCACCTATATCTCCAAGACCGTCACCAGTAAGAGCTCCGCTAAGACCGCCTGGTAAAACTGACTCCAGCACTTTACTTTTTACATTGTCTATGATGGCATCTTTACGAATAAAAACATATCCACCTAGACCTACAACAACAAGAGATACCGCACCCGATGCGATAGCAATTGCATTTACAATTTTTTGCATGATTCTAGAATATACTATTCCTTCATATTATACATCATTAATAGAAAAACTGCAAATGCCAATACTACTTCACTTAATATCATTGACGTATTTGTTACTAATCCCATTGACCTATGCTTCCATTGAATCCATCATCACAACGAAGAGTGTTGTCATAATAATAGTTCCTGATAGTATCATCAAAAACATTGGTAAAATTTGAGTTGAGTTCATGACAATAGACCTAAAGAACCTGCAGTTACTCCCACTGCTAAGAAAAAACTAAACTCCACCAGATCCCTAGAACCTGGTGGGAGAGAATTTATTATTGTTGATATGAATATCATGATATTACATACTGCCCTGCATTAAGTGCAGCGTAACAAGCTAATATTACTATAAAAGTGATTTGAGGCATAAGATTAAAACTCCGATCATCGCTAAACGACCATTTACTTTTTCAGCGTACTTCCAATAGGGGTGAGAAAAATCCATTAGGCTCCTGATGGTGCATAAACAGGTTGTGCTATTTTAACACCTTTACCACCTTGAAAATCATCATCGTCATCATCATTGAATGTTCTAAGAACTAATTCAATTAAGACCAATGCTCCTATTGGATAAAGACACCATAGAATAGCAACTGTAGGTGATATTTCTGAAACTGCTTGGAGTTCGCCCATGTAAATGTAAACTTTTGTTGCGAGTAATTATTTAGTTATGTTAAGTTTTAAACATATATGTTTGTAAGTGTGCTAGAAGCCAGTGCCAATGCAAAAAGGTATGGCACAACTTTAAATGGCACTGGATGTCTATTCATTATACAAAACCTGGTATGATTTGACCTGTTGTTAAGTATGCACCTAACCCTGCAATGATGCCGAGCATTGCAACTCTACCATTGATTGTTTCTGCAACAGTCTTTTCTTTTTCTACTGTTTTTGTAATTTCTTTTTTCATTAGAAGATACCTGGTATGATGTTTCCTGTTGTAGCATAAGCACCTACTGCTGCTACGAAGCCAAGCATTGCTGCCCAACCATTAAATCTTTCTGCTTCTGGTGTCATTGTGTTTACCTTGTGTATTGTTTAAAAAATGCCTGGTATTATCCAACCAGTAAATCCGTAGTTAACTACGGCTGCGAACAAACCCACCATAGCAAGTCTGCCATTCATTTGCTCTGCAGTCTTCCAGTAGTTCATTAGAAAATACCTGGAATGATTTGCCCTGTGGTGGCATATGCACCGATAAGTGCAATGAAACCTACCATCGCCCAACGACCATTAACTTTCTCAGCGTTCTCTGGGTAACCATCGTAAGAAACAGATTCATCCACATAAGGACGAGGTTCGGTAGGATACATGTTTTGTCTTCCACCTGATTCAGTTGTAACCGTCATTGAAGTTTTGTTAAGTAACGTAACATAATTATATAGGAAATCTAAAGTTTTGTCAACATAACTTTACAATAATATCAGAAAACACTAAAAAAGCAGGTATAAATACCTGCCTCTATGTGTTAGTTGTAACAGTTCTGTTACAGTTACTTACCAATCATCTTCCATTTCTATTTGCTGTACAGGGCAAGAAGTTTCTTCTTCTGTTGGTTGTATCTCTGGTGGTGTTGTTCTGTGATAATTAACGTGTAACAACTCTATGAACACAAGAGAACAAACTAATATCATATTGATTTGAAACAACGGATTCTTGAGTAAATTCATTACATAAAAAAAGACCCCTACTATGTAGAGGTCTTAATCAGGTTGTTACTAAAACTTAGAAAGTATACTTAGCACCAACTTTAACTGTGTATGCGTTATCTGCAGTCTCATCTGTTAGAAGTGAGATTTCGCCATATGCACCAACTGACTCAGTTAGATCTAGATTTCCACCAACTTTGGCAAGGAAGTCTGTTGAAGAATCACCATTGTCAGGTGAAGATACGATAGGGCCACCCTGTACGAACCAGTTAGAACCTTCATAACCTACAGCAAATTCTGTAGCTGTAGATGTGTAATCATCTCCTGTCCAGTTAGAGTTTGACTCTACATTGACATATGGGCCTGCAAAAGCAGCACCAGCGAATAGGAATGGAGACGCAGCTAATGCTGCAATTTTAGACTTAATAGACATTTGTATTTTTTTATTTTCTCGCAGAGAATTCCCTGCGGATGATACCATCCCCGACAGAGGATAGTTTTAACATTCGACGCAGGGGTACGATCTTTCGGGCCCTTCGACATTAACAAACTGTCACAGTGACAGTTGAATTTATTTATAATACCAGATTATTAAAACGGTGTCAATATATGACAGTCACTTATGTGTCTGTCACTGTTGGGCAGCAGAGTTTTCGGTTATCCGACCCAAATAAGGATCATAATTCATATAATCACGGATATCTATGTTAGATCCGTTCTGAGCCCAGAAGTTTGTCAGTGCATCATAATTTCCTTTATGAAATGCACCGATGTGTTCTGGATGAATGCTAGAACCAAGTTCATATCTATAAACTAACAGAGGAATAGCAAATGTATTACCAGAGTTATAGACCAAATCATCTGCAACTGCTCTTGGTTTAACACCTTGATCAAGTTTATACTTATCTTTTCTACAATGAAATCTAACTAACTTCTCTGCGTGAGTTCTGTTGATAATATAACAAGCAGTAGAGAAATCATTTACAAATCTTTTGTGCAATCTAGTGTGTATATCACCTGTACATATGATAGCAATCTGAACTACATCATAGTCATACGGAAAACTTGTATAGAAATCTTTCCATGTAAAGTTCCAGAATTGAACTAGATCTAAACTACAATCATCTTCCATCATTATAGCATATGGGCTATCACTTGTTTCCAAGTAATGCTTCATTGCTTGGAGATGAGAAGTTGTACATCCTATCTCACCACCAGACATATTCTCTGGATACTTACCAACAAGAATATCACTTAGGTCATCTTCACGACCATCATATGCAGATATCCTTTCATAGTTTTCTATCTCCCAATACTTAAATTGAGTTTCCATATACTCCCATCTCTCTGGTTGATCATCGAGATTGATGCAGTAGATAGGGCCTATACCTTTTAACTTATAGGCAGATTTATTCTTTTCTGTATAATCTAAATTCATAAATCAACGTGACATACTGGTTCTGTAGGAGTTTGAAATTTAATTCTAGGATCTATGAGTAAACCTTTTCCAGAACTTAAACAATAAACGTCATACCCATCATTTATGAATGACATTGCTAAGTCATATGGTCTACTCTCTGTAAGAATATCTACTCCTTCTTTGTAAGTCAAGTATTTGAAACAATATGGTAAATTATCTTTGTTCTTTTTCTTATAATAATCATATAAGAAATTAGTATGTTCATCATTGAATTTATCTGTTGTAGCACCTAGTGGAGTTTCTACACCTGCTTTACTTGCATATGCAGCAAAGGCACGATTGTCTCTAGGAAAACAAGGGCCACCAAAACCATATCCATAGTTAAGATACTTTGTTCCAATCCTACTATCACCACCTATTGCTTTGAGAACTGTCTTTACTTCATCTTCCATACCATCTCTGATCATTACCTGACCAACTTGATTGGCATATGTAATCTTAGTAGTGAGATAACAATTAACTGCGATCTTTGTGAGTTCTGCAGCCTTTGCACTCATTGTATT